ACGGTGCTGTAACGCTAGGAACTGCTGGGTTTGAATCTAACGTGACTCTAGGTACTGCAGGCTTTGATGCTTTAGTAGAAACAAACGCAAGCAATAATTCTTTGTACGGCTCTGTTTGGTCTGATTACACAGCGTCTATCCAAAACATCATGGCTAACGTGCCTAATGTAATTTGTTCAGTAACCAGTGACGGAGCAGGCGGAACGACTGTAACCTGTGACTGATCTCAATGTACAACTGTTGCCTTGGCAGCAGGAAGTCTACTCTGATCCTACACGGTTCAAAGTAGTAGCTGCAGGACGACGAACAGGGAAGTCTCGTCTTGCTGCATGGATGCTCATTATTAATGCGCTACAGACCGATAAAGGTCAAGTTTTTTACGTTGCGCCTACGCAGGGACAAGCCCGTGACATTATGTGGCAAACCCTGCTAGAGCTAGGACACCCTGTGATTGCAGGATCACACATAAATAACCTGCAGATCAGGCTGGTCAACGGGGCCACGATTAGTCTCAAGGGAGCCGATAGGCCAGAGACAATGCGTGGCGTGTCCTTGAAGTTTCTTGTGATGGACGAGTACGCAGACATGAAGCCTGACGTATGGGAGCAAATCCTCCGTCCAGCACTAGCAGACCAGAAGGGTCAAGCAATGTTCATAGGTACGCCTATGGGCAGAAACCATTTTTACGAACTGTACAAGTACGCAGAGCTAGGGTCAGACGAAACGTACAAAGGGTGGCACTTTACGTCTTACGACAACCCTTTGCTGGACTCAGAAGAAATTGACATGGCTAAAAAGTCTATGTCGTCTTATGCGTTTCGTCAGGAGTTTATGGCGTCGTTTGAAGCCAGAGGCTCTGAGATGTTTAGAGAAGACTGGGTGCAGTTTGGAGATGAGCCAGAAGAAGGTGACTACTACATAGCTGTTGACTTGGCTGGCTTTGAAGAAGTAAACAAAAAACGGACAAAGAACTCTAAACTAGATGAAACTGCAATCGCTGTTGTTAAAGTTAGTCCTGATGGTTGGTACGTTGATAACATTATATATGGGCGGTGGAGCCTTGACGAGACTGCCTCCAAGATATTTCAGGCCGTTAGAGACTACAGACCCATCAGCGTTGGTATTGAAAGAGGAATAGCAAAGCAGGCGGTAATGTCTCCGCTAACAGATTTAATGAAGCGTTACGGACGTTTCTTTAGGGTTGAGGAGTTAACACACGGTAACAAGAAAAAGACTGACAGGGTTATGTGGGCGCTTCAAGGGCGCTTTGAAAACGGGTTTGTAACACTAAACAAAGGAGAGTGGAACAACAGATTTTTAGATCAACTGTTTCAGTTTCCAGATCCATTGACTCACGACGACTTGGTGGACGCTTTGGCGTACATTGACCAACTAGCACAGGTAGCGTACAGTTACGACTACGAAATAGACGACCACGAAATACTAGACATAGTAGCAGGATACTAATATGGCAGATGAAATCTTAAGCCCAGACGTTCTTATGATTGAAGAGTCTCTGGAAGAGTGGGTAATGACCAAGTGTGAGAACTGGCGTGACCACTACGAGTCAAACTACGAGGAAAAGTTTGAAGAGTACTATAGGCTCTGGCGAGGACAGTGGGATCCTGCTGACTCTGAACGAGCTTCAGAACGCTCTAGGATTATTTCACCTGCACTGCAACAGGCTGTAGAGTCTAACGTAGCAGAGCTAGAAGAAGCCACTTTTGGTCGTGGCAAATGGTTTGATATTACCGACGACATGAACGACCAACAAAGGGACGATATTCAGTACCTAAGAAGAAAACTTACAGAAGACTTTGACAAGTGCAAAATTAGAAAAGCGGTTGCAGAGTGCTTAATTAACGCTGCCGTATTTGGTGTAGGGATTGGAGAAGTAATTTTAGAAGAAATTAAAGAAATGGCTCCTGCTACTCAGCCAATAATGGAAGGGCAACTACAGGCCGTTGGGGTTAATATTACAGAAAGAACTGTAGTAAAATTAAAGCCCGTACTTCCTCAGAACTTTTTAATCGACCCTGTAGCAACATCTGTAGAAGACGCTATGGGAGTCGCTATTGATGAATTTGTATCAAAACACTCTGTAGAACTCCTGCAGGAGCAAGGGGTGTACCGTGAAGGATATATTGAATCTGCGGCTCCCGATGCAGACTTAGAGCCAGATCAAGACCTTACTATTTACAACGATGACAAAGTACGTCTTACGAAGTACTACGGACTGGTTCCTCGTGAACTCCTAGAAGCTGAAGGCGTAGATGTAGAATCTGATTCTATGTACGTAGAGGCCATTGTTGTTGTTGCTAACGGAGGCACTTTGCTTAAGGCGGAGGCCAATCCGTACATGATGGGCGATAGGCCTGTAGTAGCTTTCCCTTGGGACGTAGTTCCGGGGAGATTCTGGGGTCGTGGCGTATGTGAAAAAGGCTACAACTCTCAGAAAGCGCTGGACACAGAGTTACGCGCACGTATCGACGCACTATCCCTTACCATTCACCCAATGCTTGCTATTGACGCAACTAGGCTCCCAAGAGGCGCTAAACCTGAAGTGCGTCCGGGCAAGATGATTCTTACTAATGGAGATCCTCGTGAAGTTTTACAGCCGTTCAATTTTGGGCAAGTTGGTCAGATTACTTTTGCACAAGCTCAGGCGCTTCAACAGATGGTACAACAAGCGACAGGCGCTGTGGATTCAGCAGGGATCGCTGGACAGGTCAATGGCGAAGCTACTGCTGCTGGGATCTCTATGTCTCTTGGGGCTATCATTAAGAGACATAAGCGTACCCTTATAAACTTCCAGCAGTCGTTCTTGCTGCCGTTTGTTACCAAGGCTGCACATCGGTATATGCAGTTTGATCCTGAGAATTACCCTGTAGCTGACTACAAGTTTAACGCTACTTCTACTCTAGGCATTATTGCTCGTGAGTACGAAGTAACTCAGCTTGTACAGCTGCTTCAAACGATGAAACAAGATAGTCCAATCTATCCTGTTCTGATCCAAAGCATTATTGATAACATGAACCTCAGTAACCGTGAGGAACTCATTGCGTCTATGAATCAAGCACAACAACCAGATCCTCAGGCACAGCAGATGGCTATGATGGCACAGCAAGCACAACTTGAGTTCCAGCAAGCACAAACTGCAGCACTGCAGGGTCAGGCACAAGAGTCTCAAGCAAGGGCTGTTAAATACGCTGTAGATGCTCAGTTAGCTCCACAAGAACTAGAGATTGATAAGATTAGTGCTATTACTCGCAACTTACGGGACGGTGATGCAGATGATAGAGAATTTGAGAAGCGTCTCAAAATTGCTGAAGTAGCTTTAAAAGAGAAAAACTTGAACAACCAAGCAAACAGAGGAGCAATGTCGGGTGTTAATGACGCAAACCGAAATGAACAAATTTCTCAGCCAAATCAACCAAGCGTTTCAAGACCAGTTCAACCGCTTGGAGGCGCTGGAAGCCAAAGTCGTGGACCTAGAGGGCCAAATGTCGGACCTGCACCAGAAGGAGTCCTCTAATGCCAAAGGATCCACGACTGGAAAGGGCAGGAGTAAGCGGGTACAACAAGCCGAAGAGAACTCCTAATCACCCAACGAAGTCTCATGTGGTTGTAGCCAAATGTGCAGACGGTAGTGTAAAGACTATCCGCTTTGGGCAACAGGGTGTTAGCGGCGCTGGAAAAAACCCTAAGACCGCTAAAGAGAAAGCTAGGCGCAAGTCGTTCAAGGCTAGACACGCCAAAAACATTGCTAAAGGTAAGTGTTCTGCAGCTTATTGGGCAGATAAAGTAAAATGGTAAAGCTATATAAAGTTGTATGGAAAGACGCTCAAGGAGGATCCAACTTAGGTTGGCGTGAGTTAAGTGAACTTGTACAAGGCAAAGTAGCTATTGCTGTTTCTTGCGGTGCTGTTTTAGTTGATGACGAGGAAAAAGTAATTATCTGTCCTCATCTGTTAGTGGACGACGGTAAAATTACAGAAGGAGATGCAGAGATAGTTATACCTAAGCAATGGGTAGTATCAATGGAAGAACTAGGGGTAGTATGAATGGCTAAGAACATGAAGCACTACAAGCGTGACGGTACTTTGTGGCAAGGCAATACACACAAGATGCCTGATGGTTCATTACACACAGGCAAAACTCACGGCAAAACATCTGTAAAACTGTTCCACTACAAAGACTTGTCAAAGAAAGCTAAGGAGAGGGCTAATGCCTAAGAAGGGCTTATACGCCAATATCCACGCCAAACGCAAGCGAATTAAGGCAGGATCAGGCGAAACTATGCGTAAACCGGGGTCTAATGGCGCTCCAAGGGCTTCTGACTTTAAAAAAGCAGCAAAAACTGCCAAGAAACGGTAAAATTTACATTAAAAATTACTTGACTTTTACTTAAAAATATGGTATAATATATAGTGTACTAAGGTACATCTAATTAACAGAGACAACCTAAGAGGCCTCAAGTGGATCAAGAAACTCAACAGTACTACGACAATTACTTTAGTCTTTTTAGCACAGAAGGATGGAAACAGTTAACACAAGAGTTTACTAATAATGCTGTGCAAATTAACAGCGTAGAAGCAACTAAAGACTCTAACGATATGTACTTCAGAAAGGGACAACTAAACGTATTAGCCCACATTCTGAATCTACAAACTATTGTTGAAACAAACTACGAGGAAGCTACTAAGGCTCCTGAAGAAGATGATTAAAGTATTTGATTTTCGTTGTACTAACGGACATATATTTGAAGAATTTGTAGACAGTAGCACTACTTCTAGTAGGTGCAGATGTGGTGCTAACGCTACAAAAATTGTCTCAGCTACTCAGCATATCCTAGATGGGTCATCAGGGGATTTCCCCGGACGACACATGAAATGGGTAAGAGAACACGAGAAAGCTGGACAAAAAAACAGGGAATCTCAATAGGGGCAACTCCCATTTTATTTCTCCATAACCTTAATAGGCGGGGTAAGTTTATAAATGTCACGAGCAACATTAATTGATGAGCGTCAGGAAGAAAACACAGAAGCAACGGATCAGCTAGACACACGAGATACTGTAGAGACTCCTTACGAAGAGGAACAACCTCTAGAATCTAACATTCCAGAAAAGTACCAAGGTAAGTCTGTCAAGGATCTTGTACAGATGCACCAAGAGCTTGAGAAGTTTTCAGGTAAACAGAGTACGGAAGTGGGTGAGCTAAGAAAAGTTGTTGATGATTATATCCAGACACAACTCTCGTATCAACAAGCACCTCAACAACAGCAACAACAAGACGATGAAGATGATGTAGATTTCTTTGTCGATCCCAAGACCGCTGTTAGTCGAGCTATAGACAATCACCCAAAAATCAGAGAAGCGCAAGCGTATACTGAACTCGCTAAGAAACAGTCTACGCTGGCACAACTTCAACAACAGCATCCTGATATGGAATCTGTTTTGCAGAATCCTAAGTTTGCTGAATGGATTAAGGGTTCAAAAGTCAGAACACAGTTGTTTGTTCAGGCTGACCAAGCGTATGATTACGACGCTGCAGATGAACTATTTACTCTCTGGAAAGAGCGTAATCAAGTTGTTCAACAGACAGCGCAGGCTGAAAAAGAAGCCCGTAAGAGTGCAGTTAAGTCAGCAAGTACAGGCAACGCTCGCGGAACATCGGAAGGGACTCGCAGAAAGATTTATCGTCGTGCTGACATTATTAAACTTATGCGAACCGACCCAGAGCGCTACCAGTCCATGTCGGACGAAATACTACAGGCGTATGCGGAGGGTCGGGTCAAATAGCCTAAAGGAGAAATAAAATGGCTACTGGACGTTATCCCGGCGGTATTGCCGCTAATACAGTATCAGGCGTAACTGCGTCTGCAAACTTTATCCCCGAAATTTGGTCGGATGAAATCATTGCTGCTTACCAGAAGAACCTTAAGCTGGCTCCTCTTGTAAAGCGTATGTCTATGACCGGAAAGAAGGGTGACACCATCCACATTCCAAAGCCCGTCCGTGGTGCGGCATCTGCAAAAACTGAAGCTGTTGCAGTAAACATTCAGTCTAACGTAGAACAAGAATTGACTATCGCTATTGATCGTCACTTTGAGTACTCACGTTTGATTGAAGACATTGCTGAAGTTCAGGCTCTGTCGTCTATGCGTCAGTTCTACACCGAAGATGCTGGCTACCAGCTTGCTCTGAAAGTTGACACAGACCTACACTCAGCAGG